TCGCCGATGGTCGTCTTGCCCCGCTTCTGCGCCAGCGCGAACACGTCGGCTACATGCGTCGCCCTCTCGGTGCCCAGCCCGTAGGCATTGATTACGTTCGTCAACCCGTCGACCGCTGTGGCCGTGTCGGTGAGACCGCCGATGGCCGTCTTGCCAGCCACGGTCATGAAATCAAGCGCCTGCCTCGTGTCCACCGACGCGGAGATCGCCTGGTACAGCCCCGTCGTGACCACGCTGATGTCCGTCCCGAAGCGTACGGATATCGACTCCATGGCGTCGCCGTACATGATCGCAGCATTCTGGCCCTCTGCGAGCAGCGTGTCGACCTTCGCCAAGCCGTCTTCAAGTTTGGTGAATTCCCGTGTGCCCTTCGCGACCAGCCCGACCAGCCCGGAGACGCCCGAGAGAGCGCCCACCATCTTCAGCATGGAGCCAGATGTCGAGACGATGGACTTCCCGAGACCGTCGACTTCCTGCCGGGTTCCCTTGGCTGCAACCCCGGCCTGGGCCATCCCCGCCTTCAGGCCCTGGTCCTTCAGCCGGAGCGCAACCCATAGGTCGAACTGCTCGCTTGTCGCGCCCATCTCACTCTCCGTTCGGGTGGTTCTTCACCCAATCCCGCACGCGCTGCTCATTCCCCCGGATCGAATCCATGATCTGCTCCACCTGCCACAGCGGCATATCCAGCAGGTCGGACAACGTCACACCTCCCCGCCGTGCTCGTAGAATCCAGTCCAGGAGGTGCTCGTACAAGTCAGAGAACGTGTGCCCGCCCATGCAGTCTACGAGATCGTCTCCCGCCACGAAAAAGGGACGTCAACGGCACCCGAGCAGCCATCGCGTCCACACTTGGCAGGCAGCATGGGGACAGGGCCCCCGGAAAGCCCGAACACGTCGACCACGAGCGAGTCTATGGTGTCCGGGGGAAGGTCAATCATGTAGCCCTTGGGCGGTCGAACGAACGCCTCGACAGGCCTCGTGTCGGTGCCACAGACGGCGCCCTCCACGATGGCCAGCTTCTGCCGCGTGTCGTTCCGCATGTCCTGGTCGCTCAGCGTGAAATGCGACTCCATCCACGCCGGGACTTTGAGGGTCAGCGACTTCACCTCACCGAGTCCCGGGATCTTCTGTGGCTCGATCTCTACGGTGATCGTCGGCGGGGTACTCCACGGCTCGTGGTAGTAGACGACCATGTCGCCAAGGTCCAACTCCGTTCCTGCCGGGATCGGATGCCTGCACCTCGGGCAGGTGTTCGTCTCCGCAGTGAAGACCACGCGCTTTCGCTGCTTCCACTGCCGGTAGTACAGCATCGTGATGATGTCGACGAACGGCAACCCCGCGATGGTGGGCACGACGATGTCGCCTCCGGGCTTGGCGATCTCTTCGATTGTTCGCCCCCCCACCGACGCGAGGCATTCCTTCAGCGCGTAGACCAGCATTCGGTTGGAGTTTCCGACGTGCTCCCGGTTGGCCCTGACGTCACCGACAGCGATCTCCACCCGAGTCGACGCGGGCTTCAACTCGAAGTCCTGCCTGCACTCGTCGCCGAGCTTTCGCCCGTGGGGAAGACGCTGGCCCATCTCCGCGAGTGTGCCCCGCGTGAGTTTGGGTTCCTGCGCTCCGTTCGTTCCGGTCATGGGATTACCCCTCTCCGCTCTCGCCCGGTACTACCCGGGGATGTAGACGCAGTTGTACGCGCTGGCCTTGACCGCGATCTTCGCCGCCGCGGGGGAGCCACGGTCGAGGCTGGGCGGGTTCGGCGGGCTGGTGAGGAACATGCGCTCGACCTCCCACGTCGCCAGCACCTTCTCGTCGGTCCCGCGGACAGTGAGGATCACCGGCGGGTTGTGTCCGGGAAGCCCCATCTTCGACGCCAGCCACCACGCGAGCAGGATGCCCATCTGGATGGGGTCGTTGGCGTAGAACTCCAGCGACACCTCGGCGCTCTTGATGCGTCCGCCCGAGTGCGCCTTGCCGTCGGTGGTCTCGAACGTCACGAGAGACGTCTCCAGACCGCTGACGGAGATCGGCGTCAGGGTTCCCGGCAGGAATCCGCCCTTGCCGTCGGGGATGCCTGGGCCGCCGATGCCCAGCTCGAAGTTCGCGACGTTGGGATGGCGCTCGCCGTCGCTGCGGGTGGGGGTCGACATGGGTTCCTCCTTCTCACTGGCCCGCGGTGTCGAGGCCCTGCCCCGCACCGGAGGGTTCGTTGGTCTTGGGATCGATCACAGGATCGGTATCGGTCACGGGCTTGGCGCCGATGATGTCGGTGGTGAGAACGGGGGGAACCGCTGGAACGGTGGCAGGCGAAGCGTCAGGATGCGCCAGGAGCGTCTCGGGGGCGTCGGTGGCCTCGGAGATACCGCCAATGACGTCTGGAGCGACGGACGGGGCCGCCTCGTTGCTGGCGTCGGGCTCCGCAGGGGTCGGGTTGACGATCACCTCGGTTGCCGCGATCTGGTCCGAGAGCTTCAACGCCCCAGCCGTCTCGACGGGTGCCACCGTGAACGCCACCGCGACACAGGCGAACGCCACGCCCAGCACCTTCGCGATCGTCGGTGCCCACTTCCCGGTCATGGCCGGCGCGTGCATGATGAACGTCACGAGCATCCCGCCCACCGCCACGAGCACCGAGGGCTGCACGTCCCAGCCGAACGCCTTCTTGACCCACCACGCGCCCAGGTACAGCACCAGGGCCACGAGTTGCGCAACCGCCTTGAAGTTCATGTCGATCCTCCTCAGAACGTTTGGTCATTCGACCTGCGCCGCGGGGGCGCCGGCCAGTCGAACATCGGAACCTCTGGCACTGACGGACGCCCAGCCATCGGGCCATGCTCGCCCACACACGCTACCTCGTGGCCGTTCTGCTTCGTGGCCAGCAGCGTCACGTTCGCCCGCGTGGCCTCGTAGTGCTCGCGCTGCCAGTCGCCCCACGCCTCCAGCAACTCGTTCATCCGCTTGAGCCGCATGTTGATCGATCGCACGACCCACGCCACGACCGACGCCAGCACGCCGCCAATGAGGCTTGCAGCGTTGACGATCGCGTTCATGGCCGTCCACGTGTTCGGGTCGGTGGCCGTCGCGGCGCCGTTCGCGAGCGCCGTCGCACCCATACATCCCACGATGAGCACGAGTACGACCCCAGCGCCGATCGCCGCCGTCCTACGCTGCATCACGCCTCCACGTCGTCGTCGCCGAGGTACTCGCCCTCGTGCCCAGCAATGCCCCGGAGCAGCGCGCCCACGCGCTTCCGGCTCCAGTTGGCGCCAGGGTCCCAGTGCCATCTTGTAATAGGCGACCACTCGCAATGAAGGTGGACGGTCTCCATCCCCAGCTTCAGTCCGAACGCCTCGCCAGCCCACGCCAGCAGTTCGGCCGCCCGCTGGAACTGCGCCGCGCTGAATACCTCGCGGCCCTCAGCAATCACCGGCACCAGGTCGAACGCCCACAGCAGGTTGTTGGGGTCGGCGCACACGTCGAAGGGACTCACCCACCCGTACCGGTCCGCCAGCGCCTTCCAGTCGTCGTACCGATGCTCCTGCGTGTGCTTGCGCAAGTCCGTCGGCGTCGTCCCACGCCACCATCGCCAGACGTCGAAGCCCCTGGCGTACAGGTCGCGGTACGGCGAGATCGCCCCGTGCACCGCGCACTCGTCCACCGGGACCGCCAACAGCGTCTTGCCACTCGGCAGCACGTACGCGTGGCTCACGTAGCTCAACGGCGCAGACAGCAGGTTGCGCAGCACGCGCTCCAACCCCGCTTCTCCCGTCCACCCGTGCTGCACCGCCGCGTTGTAGATGCCGCAGCCCGTGGTGTGAATCCCCACGCCGGCCACATTGACCCGCCGCGTGCGCTCCTCACGCGCCGAAGCCACGATCTCCGTGTTCGCCAGGTGCGTCGGCCCGAAGTCCCCAGCCACACCCACACGCAGACGCTCCACCTCCCGCACCGCTGCCCACGTCGCCGGACCAAGCTTCCCGTCCTGCGGGAACAAGCCGTGCGCCGCCTGGAAGCGCCTCACCTCCTTGGCAAACTGGAGCCCGGAAGGGGTGAGGCTGCGCAGCCACCACGGAAGATCCTCGACCTTCCAGACGGCGCCGGCCTGCTTCGCGTTGTAGGTCTGAGCGTCCATCGATCCTCACGACTCGCCAGGGTTACGCCGCCGCGCGAACCGCCATGCCCTTCGTCCCAAGCACCACCTCGACGACCTTCGCCGTCTCTACGATCTCGAACGTGCAGGTGGCAACCACCTTGCCCAGCGCCTGCACCTCGGGAGGGTTGTTCGTGTCGTTCGCGACGATCTGCACGTCGCTGTCGAACTCCCCCGTACCCTTGAACCAGCCGTCCTTGTGGTGCGGGCGGAAGATGCTCCGCAACGCCGAGACCACCTTCTTGCGCAGGTCGTCGTCCACCACCTCGTAGACGTACTGGTACATGTTCGCCCGGATCTCGGCCACCAGGTGCAGGATGCTCTTCGCCTTGTGCACCCAGATCGTCCCCTTGCCGTTCAACCCAGGGGCCTCGTCGCCGAACAGGTAGATGCTCGACCCCTGGTGCATGATCGTGCGAATCCCGTACCCGTTCAGGATCGCGTCGTTCATCGGGTTCGGGTCGTCGGTCGCGTCGG